CAAAATTGAACTCAAGCCTGAATACTCGCTTAATGGAAAATTGAACAAGCGACTTGTGTCTGAAAAATTTGGAGATGAATTGTTTCCAGATATTTATGACATCACTGTCTATGAAGCTATTGAAATTAAAGGACAGGACAATGGTGAGTATGAATTAGAACCCGTCAAATGGAAAGGCGTGAAGCTTGTGAATGTTTCATACAAGCTTTACGCAGAGTATCATTTGTCTCAGGCTGTTGAACATTTTGAAGAGCAAAGACAGATGCTGAAAAACAATGGACAAGCTAATGACAAGATGACGAAATGTCCCAAATGTAACCATGTGATTTGCAAGTGCGATGAATGTGAGACGAGTACTCAACACTCATCTGATGATGATGCCTCTGAACCTGAGAGCACACCCACAGAAGAATTCAAGTATGAAGCTCATTTCGGTCAATCCGTACGACGCATCTTGGGTTGGTGGATTTTCACTTCAGCATTCAGTTACTTTTTTGGAAATCTCAATTTTATGGAGAAATGGCTAGTCAAACGCACGAGTGCCGTCGTCATGTCTACGTTGCACTACTATGTGACATCGCGGATCACTTTTTGGTATCGTTTGATTCCTGATATCTTTTGGGAGACACAGATTGTGACCAACTTTCGAATTTACATGTTGCGGAAGCGCTATTCAATGACACTGCGTTTCTTGACTGTGTCTGTGTATTTAAATTTTGCACTGGCATTCTTTGCTGCATACAAGTATCCACGATTTGCATGCATTTTCTTCACAATGGCAGTAGCATATTACTTGTTTGCTGTCATATGCATGAAAGTTTCAATTGACATTCTCATGCGCCGTGAAGAAAATAGTCATCAATGTTTGATTCGCTTACGTGAAATTCGACAAGACACTACTCTCAAATACATTCTCGGGGGAATTGCATTCATATCTACAGCTCTATGGCTTTACCGAGTCTACAAGGGAACGGACATGGATGCCCAAGGCAACCTCACACCTACATCTATTGAGGAAGTTGAACAAAGAGATGCAGAGAAAAGTGATTGGGCTGTTGTCGAAAGTACCCCATTGCCATTGTCACATAAGAGCAAAAGCACGAATTGTGAGCAGTTGTGCACAACAATCAGCAGGAATTTGCTGTATGTCCGAAGGAAAGACAGTTTGACACAAGTTCCCTTCTGTGATGCCATTGCACTCAAAGGTCACACAGTCATGATACCCCGACACATGTTGACCAAAGATGCGCGCACTTTCGAGTTCTATCGCAAAGGTGAAGAGAAAATAGGTGCTTACTTTTCTATGAAAGCCTCTCTTGATTCAGCAACACATCTTCCAGGCACTGATTATTCCATCCTCCAAGGAAATGGAGGAGGACCTTTTGCCTCTATTGTTGATTATTTCCCTGACGACATCGTTGACTGCGCATCCGCAAAAATGATATATCGCCGCAAGGATGGAACCCTGTTGGAGACTGGAAAATTCAGACCTCATTTGAGGAGACATCTACTGTCGACAAATAAAGCAACTTTCCGTGGCTATGAGTATAAGCTCGATGTCAATACATTTGAAGGCATGTGCATGGCTCCTCTGATCTCTGATGGTGTTGGATCTGCGATTATCGGTTTTCACCTTGGAGGGAATACAGGTAAGCCAGATGGCTGTGCTGGGCTTATTACCAAGCCAATGGTGGAAGAAGCTCTGATCAGATATCAGACTGAGCATCCCTCGGGTCTTGATGTGGCCTCGTCAGGAACCTTGTACCAATCTCACCTTGGTGTCACATTCTTTGAGAGTCCAGAAATCCATGTCAAATCTCCAACACGCTTCTTGGATAAAGGAAGCAACATTGACGTCTTTGGATCAGTCAAGGGGAGATGTAAGTACTTTTCTGATGTAATACCCACTCCAATAGCCAACATAGTGAAGAGAGTGTGCAAGTACAACACAGAGTATGCTGGGCCTGATTTTGCGTCAGGAACTGCTTTCCGTGATGCATTAGTTCATTCTTCCAAACCATCCCATGGTGTTGAACAATCTCTATTGGATAGGTCTTTCCGGTGTCTGAAAAAGAGCTTTGTCAAATTGCTTGCGATTCCAGCACTGGTCTCCGCGTGTCGTCCTCTTTCAGAGATTGAAATAGTCTCAGGGCAAGATGGTGTTCGTTTTGTTGATGCACTCAAGTCTAAGACTTCCATGGGTTACCCAATCAACTCTCCAAAGAACAAATATCTCATCGATCTTGAACCCACTGAAGAGCACAAGTGTCCACGTACCTTGCCATCAGAGTTTTGGAAGGAAGCAGAGAGATGGGAGTCTGAGTATCTTGCTGGCAGAAGATGTTATGCGCTGTTTCGTGGTTGTCTTAAGGATGAGCCTACAAAGCGTGGTAAAAAGAAAGTGAGAGTCTTTCAAGCGTCTCCTATTGTTTTGCAGTTATTGGTCCGTAAGTACTATTTACCAATAGCAAGACTCTTGTCTGTCAACCCACTCATATCTGAATGTGCAGTTGGAATCAATGCACATGGACCTGAGTGGGACCAGCTGCAAGCACATATCAAGAAATTTGGCGCGAACAGAATCCTTGCCGGAGATTATTCCAAATATGATTTGAGAACTCCTGCTCAATTCACCTCTGCAGCTTTTCGCATGATGTGCGACATAGCAGAGATGACTGGAAATTACACTGAGAGGGATCTCACGATCATGAAAGGACTTGCGACAGACATTGTGTATCCTGTGATGGCATATAATGGAGATTTGATTCAGTTGTTTGGGTCAACTCCATCGGGGCACAATTTGACTGTTTATGTGAATTCAATTGTCAATTCGTTACTGTTGCGATGTGCTTACTACACCATTTATCCAGAAGGCGAAGATTTTGCTGATGTGTGCAGTGTGTCGACGTATGGTGACGACTTTAAAGGATCAGTCAAGCGAGGATATGACAAATTCAATCACATCGCAGTTCGGGACGTGTTTGCGACTTTTGGAGTTGTGATCACTATGCCAGATAAAGAATCAACTCCCGTACCTTTTATGGAAGATGCGATGTGTGACTACCTGAAACGCCACAATGAGTATTTCCCGGAACTTGGAATGTATGTAGGGAAACTTGATGAGAATTCTATTTTCAAATCTCTACTGGCTGTATTGAAATCAAGCTTTGTCACACCCAGTGAGCAAGCAGCGATGAACATCGATGGGGCCTTGGAAGAGTGGTTCTACTATGGGCGCACCCATTTTCAAATGCGCCAGGAGCAAATGATCCAGGTTGCGGAGGAAGCTGGCATAACCCACATGTGCCAGAAACTCTATGACACTTTTGAAGATCGTGTGGCCACATGGCACGAGAAATATATTCCGAATGGGGTTCCTGTGTCAGGGTCAGATTTTTCTGGTATTAATGTGCTTTCTGACGAGTAAACAAGCACCGTCTTGGGAAGACGCTATAAAAGCATCCCTCTGAGCGTATGATTTCATGCTCACTAAACCAAAGAAGTCTGTGTATATATGGTTACGTGAATTTCTATATTTTGTGCCTTGTATATAAGATGCTTCAACGCTTTGTACATATAGCAGCTCCCTCGTGAGCTACCCCTATTTAGGGGAGGATTTAGCTAATCCGTTCACAAGTCACCTTGTGAAATGAGTTGATGCTTTCATTTCATTTTGTATATTTGCATTACTACAACAAACACAAAAACAAACATAAATACATATACAGCTGCTCCAAAGGAGCATGTCGAACAGATTACTGCATTCCATCATCAAGATGACTCGTGGAAAAATGTCATCAAAAGTGATCCAGATCCGACCTTTGATGCCGGATATGTGGGCGATGCTGATCTTGGTGAATTCCTTGCACGTCCCACAAAAATTGGTGAAGTAGTTTGGACAGTTTCGTCTGGTAGTTTTGACACTACATTGGACCCGTGGAGTCTTTTCCTCAATGATGCAGCCGTGAAGAAGAGAGTAGAGAATTTCAAGCTCCTGCGCGGTAATCTGCATCTTAGAATCACTATCAATGGAAATCCTTTTCTGTATGGTCGTGCTCTAGCAAGTTACACACCGCGACCTAACCAGGACAATTTCAAC